AGATTAATCCTAAAGCTGCACAAGATGCAAGGTCTGATGCAAGTGGAAATAAAACCAGAAGTCAAGAGCGTGTATTAAATGCTCCAGATAAAATGGGAACAGCAAGAAACCCACAGGGTGAGGGTAGAACCCAGGAATAAGGAGAAATAAAAATGGCAACAGATACAAGAAATCCAAATGCAGTAAAAGTATTATCAGCAGCAAAGAAGGTTGTTGATCAAGGATATACAGAAGGTGAAAATAATGACACAATTTTTGGAAAGTGGTTTGGATTAAATCATCAACCATGGTGTGCAATGTTCGTTAGCTGGTGTTTTGACCAAGCGGGATTGTCAAAGTTAGTTGCAGCCCAAGGACCAAAGGGATTTGCATCATGCAATGCTGGTCTTAAGTGGTTTGCAAAGAATGGACAGATTGTTCCAGTAGCTCAGGCACAGCCAGGAGATATCGTATTTTTCAATTTTGACAGCGATGCAACAACAGCAGAACACGTAGGTCTTGTTTATGTTAATGATCCAGCAAAGCATACCCTTACAACTTTTGAGGGAAACACGTCTGGTGACGTTAAGGGATCACAAGCAAATGGCGACGGGGCTTACAAGAAGACTCGTAACTATGGTCTAATTATGGCTGTAGTTCGTCCTAAGTGGTAATTTAAGGATTATAACATCATAGTTTCAGGTGGTATACAATTAAAAAATATCACCTGAAATTATGCCTTATTTATAAAACTTAGTATAATTTATTTACATATGGAACTTAAAAAGACGTACTGGAATAACAGCGAATCATCAATGAGTTTATCATTTCCTATTGCTAAGGTCAATAAGGAAAAAAGAACTGTGTCAGGATTTGCTTCATTAGATAACGTAGATCGCCATGGCGATATAGTTACATCTGAAGCTAGCAAGAGAGCATTTGAAAATTTTAGAGGAAACATTCGTGAAATGCACGGACCATCTGCAGTAGGTAAGATGATTAATTTTAAGGAAGACTCTTTCTTTGACAAAGAGACTGGTAAAAAGTACAATGGCGTTTATGTAACTGCTTATATTTCAAAAGGTGCACAAGATGCGTGGGAGAAGTGCTTAGATGGCACATACGGAGGATTTTCAATTGGCGGAAATATTGTAGATGCTAAAATGGAAAAGTCTGATGATGGATCAGAAACACGTAGAGTAATTCACAACTACGATCTTCATGAATTAAGCCTTGTTGATTCACCAGCAAACCCACTAGCAAATATTTTTTCTATTCAAAAAATGGCAGAAGGAATTGTTACAGAAAATGTATTTTGGTGTGACACAGATGAAGTTGCATCTACATCAACAGCTGTTGTTAAAGAATGTGTAGTTTGTGATAGACCAATGACAAATGTTGGTTGGGTTGAACAGTCAGATACAGAAAAGTTTGAATCAATTGAAAAGGTTATTGATTCTTATTTTAAGAAAGATGATGCTCCAGCATCCGATCACGCTGCACTAGAAACAGCAGCTCCAGGAAATGTTGTAAATAGTAAATCAGCAATTAATTTATATCCAGATCAAAATAAGCAAAAAAAAGTTTCGCCTATTGATGTCAGTAGTGCGATTAAAAAGCATGAAGGAGGTAATGAAATGTCAGAAGACACAAACACAGAAGTAGCTCAAGAAGTTACTGAAGTTGAAACTCCAGTAGAGGAAGTTACAGTAGTTGATGAGGTAGCACCAGTTGTTGCTGAAGAAATTGAAAAGGCTGTAACTATTTCAGAAGTTGAGGGAACTCTTGACTTTGAGAAGATGGTCAATGACCTAAAATCCTTCTTCGGAGAATCGCTTACTAAAAATTACACAGATAGCAGTGCTGCAGTAGCAGCTATTACAAAGATGTTTGAGGAAACATCTAATAACGTAGCTAAGCAAATTGCTGATCTATCAGACAAGTATGAGACACTCAACAAGTCTATTACAGATATGTATGCAAAGATTGATTATATTGATCACCGCTTTGCAGGATTTGAATCAGCGAGTGCAGTTAAGAAGTCCAGTGACCTAGAAGGGTTTACTGGAGAAAAAAAGATACAAAAAAGTATATGGCAAGGAACCTTCCTCACGGTTTAACAGCTAAAAAACTAAAAAATCTAGAAAAAAAATAAGGTGGTGAAATAAAAAAATGAGTAATGAACTTTTACAAAAAGTTATAGACACAACAAATCTCGGATCAGATGCAGTTAATGCTTCTGGTGATTCAGCTAATCTCTCAGGTAATGGTTTACTATACCCTGATCAAGCTAATCGTTTCCTTGATTACATGTGGGACGCTACGATTCTTGCTAAGGCAGCTCGTACAATCCGCATGCGCTCAAACACAACAGAAATTGATCGTGTTGCTGTAGGACAAAGAATCATGACCGTTGCATCAGAAGATAATCCTCGTGATTATGTTAATGCTGCTAACGATCAGTTCACAAATGCTGCTGCTACATTCGCAAAGATTTCTCTAACAACCCGCAAGCTTCGTCTTGATTGGGAGCTTTCATCTGAGTCTCTTGAAGACAACGTTGAAGGTCCAGATTTGGAAGATCACATTGCACGTTTGATGGCTACCCAAGCTGGTAACGACATTGAGGATGTTCTGATCAATGGTACAGGTACTGGTTCAGGTTTGCTTTCTGCTTTCAAGGGATTCCGTAAGCTTGCTATTGACAACGCACACGTTGTTGATGCACAAGGATACGGCCTAGACAAGGCAATATTCAATCTTGCAATTAAGACACTTCCACGTAAGTACAAGCAACGTCGTAATCAACTTCGCTTCTTCACAGGATCGAATTTGGTACAAGATTATCTATATAATCTAACAACTGGCTCAAGCTCAGCATTCTCTCCATTTGATATCGCTTCAGGTATCATTCGTGGTGATGTTGCTGCTAACGATGGCGGTCCAGGAACTACAACTCCTCTCGCTTTCGGTATTCCAGTTATCAACGTTCCTTTGATGGATGAGACACTCGCTGGTGATTATTCACAAGCTGCAGGTCTTCATGGAGATGTCCACTTGACATTCCCACAAAACTTCATCGTAGGTATTAAGCGTGATGTTACTGTTTATCGTTTGTTCCAGCCAAAGAAGGATACAATTGAGTACACTCTCTTTATTCGTGTTGGCGCACAAATGGAAAACTATGATGCACATGTTATCGTCAAGAATGTTAAGGTTGCTGGTTCAGCAGCTGCATTCGACTTCCAAGGTTCTGTAACACACGGAGCTCACGTTAAGGGCGGAAATAGCACATACACATTCTAATCTAATTAGATGCAAGTCACAAAGGGGATGTTTTCACATCCCCTTTGTGCTATAATAAAGTAATGAAAAAATTACATAGATTATCAGAAATAAATGCAGAATTAAAGCAAGCAATATGCTCTGAATGCGGCCCAATTAAAATTGTAACCTCTGGTTATAATACTGCTGGCAATAAAAAGTGGAAGTGTTCGACAAGGGTTAAATATCAAAACTATAAAACCTATAAACCTTGGAAATTACATAAAGGCTCAGAATGCAAAAAATGTGGATTTATCCCAGAGCATGAAAGCCAGCTAGACGTGGATCATATTGATGGTAATAAAAGCAATAATGAAATATCAAATTTACAAACATTATGTGCAAATTGTCATAGGCTTAAAACATATTTAAACAAAGATTGGCTAAAAGTTAAGCTTTAGACCCCTTAGCCATTTTCTGATATAATAGGTATACATTGACGAGAGGAAAACAATGTCATTTACAGAACTAAAATTAGCAGATCTTAAAAAAGTTTCAGATTCATTTGGGGTAGATATTTCAGACATTAAGTCTAAAAATGAAATAATCGCAAGACTTGAAGAAGAGGGCGTAACATATCAAATGTATGATAAGTTTGCCAATTCAGAAAAAGAAGAAATTAAGGTTCCAGCTACAGAAAAGAAAAAGAGAGAAAAGCTAGATATGAGCAACTCAGTATTAGTAAAGATGGAAAGAGATAACCTTTCATATTCTGCAAACGGATATTCATTTACAAGAGAACACCCATTTGTTGCAATGCCAGAGGTAGAAGCACAATTTATTTTTGATACACAAGAGGGATTCCGAATCGCCACTCCAAGAGAGGCACAGGAGTACTACTCATAAAAACGGAGGTGTTTTGATTGCAAAACATACAAGTAGGAAGTAACGAAAAGATACATTTTCGTGTATTTAAGGATGGCGTACTGTCTCAAGCAGACAGCTCCCCAACAGTAAGCATATATGATGCTGATTTGGGGGGAAACCCAATACAAGGATTTTCTAACTTGTCCGTAATAGATGAGCCAGATGCTGGGGAATATAGCTTAATGCTTACCTCAGCAATAACTCAAATTAACAGAATGCTTGAAGTAAAGTGGTCGTACGTCCTAGATGGACACCCATATGTTTCTTCAAGCTTTTACTCAGTAGAAACTGTTTATTCAAGCGTAAGCGAAATACAAGATTTTCTACAATTTGGACCAAGACCATCAGATTTAAATTATCACTCGGTTGAAGAAATTCAATCTGCAGAAAAAATAGCAAGAACAATTATTGATGGATACACAGGTCAAAAGTTTGATCGTAGATATGGGACACAAGAAATGTTCGGTAAGGGGTCAGACGGCATAGAGCTTGTTGAAAAGATGCTTACTATTGATAAAATGTGGGAGAATGACAGTCTAGTTGTTGATAATACCTCAGATCCAATTTACAATACCTTTGGTTTTGGACTTGAATTAACTCAAACTGGATTTGCCATCCGTATTATAAATGCTGATTGGGATATTAGATATGACAATCAGGTGGATCCCGTCATTCTTTATTATGGTCGTTTCAGAGATAATTCACGATATAAGTTCCAAGGTGAAATTGGATATAAGTATGTTCCAAATGATATTAAGATAGCTTCTATGCTTCTTGTAAACGACATACTTGCCAATGATTTCAACTGGAGAAATAAGTATTTGAAGAAGGTAGACCTCAGTGAAATCTCATTTGAGATGGCAGGCGGGGCATTTAATGGAACGGGAAATATTACTGTTGACAACATTCTAGATCAATACCGTCATCAGAATATAGTTATCATCTAATGTTAAATTCATCTATCATTACATCAATTATGAATATGTCTGCAGAAGTTTATGTACAACAAAACTTTCAAGATCCAGACACTGGTGCTGTATCCAGAGAATGGGTATATGACCACACAATTCAGTGTAAGATAGAGCCTATTAAATCAAGAGGCACTAATAGTAAGGGCGACAATAAGATTTTTGGAGCAAATAATAATGCTCAGGGCGGATATGATGAAAACCTTATGCTTAAAGTAAAATGTCTAGAATTGCTAAGTAAACGTTGGAGATTAAACTATATTAAGTCCAGTGATAATAAGCAGGTATTTGTTGAAATAGACAGATATGGCAATCCAGACTCAGTATTTGAAGTAAGTGCCTCACACGCAGTATTGGATCCTTTTGGCAAGGTTTCATACTATGAAGCAACAGTACATAGGGTGCCAATTCAAGATAATGCTAAAACTGTCAATTAAAGAATCAGATATAAAGAATATAAACACACCCAGCAGCACATAGTTCTCGTTGTAGAATGTCTTAAAGATAGA